GGAAGCAGCACAAGCCATTAACGCCAAGATTGCAATTCCTGAGTTTGAAGACATTACTGACAAGCCGACAGATTTTAACGATTTATATTTGTTAGCTGATCACTTCACTAAAGGATTGGAGGCTGTTAAACAACAATTAGAGAGTGTTGCAGCCATTCAGGATGAAGATGAGATATGCGACATGGCGAGAATAACGGATGAACTGAAAAGTGTGATTTTGGATCATGGGCTTGATCTAATATTGAGACCAATCGCACTGATTAAAGAAAAGGGATATATCGCAACATGGGTTGATATGAAACTAGGGACTGAAATGATACGGGATGTACTGTGTCTCATTAATCAAGATGGGGAAATATACACCACCGAAAATGTACCTGGATGTCGCGATATTGAGGAGTTAAATATCCCGGTGGATTTGCCGCTTATTGTCGAAAGCAAAAAGCGACTATCTGGAGAAGGTCTCAAGAAATACATAGACGGTGAAAGGCCAGACCCGGTCAATGTCTTTGAAAGGTTGAGGGATTACTTTGATTACTTCATGGATTTTGATCTCTCCTTCTCACCACAATCCCAAATGAGTGAATTTTCCGCGTGTTATGCAATAAGCACCTACCTGACAGATGCCTTTTCCGTGATTGGTTACTTATGGCCCAACGGTGAAACGGGAAGTGGTAAGACGCATTACCTCATCACCATGTCTGAAGTGGCCTACCTGGGACAAGTCATATTAGCCGGTGGTACATTCTCCTCATTAAGAGACCTAGCCTCATACGGTGCAACATTGTGCTTTGATGATGCTGAGAAAATTATGGATAACAAGGCCGATCCAGACAAGCAGGCTTTGTTACTGGCCGGGAATAGAAAAGGCACTACAGTCCCATTCAAAGAACAGATAAAAGATAAGAAATGGCAAGTCAAAAATATCCATGTTTATTGCCCAAGACTATTTTCAGCAATACGGCTCCCATCTGAAACGCTTATCAATAGAAGCATCATCGTCCCCCTAGTGGCCAGTGGTGACAATCGAAAGTCAAACAGCGATCCAATGGATTATGAGACATGGCCGAAAGGTATAGACCGGAGGAAATTGGTTGATGATTTATGGATGATGGCGTTAGCCAATATCTCAACGATCCCCAAACAGGATCGGCTGGTAGCAAGCATATCCCAAATCAATGGACGCGCCTTTCAACCTTGGCGATCAATTCATACAGTTGCCCATTGGCTCACAGAATTAGGCGCTGAAGGTTTATATGACCGAATGATAAAGGTAACAGCGGATTATCGTAATGAAGGCGATCTGATTGTTCCGGACCCGAATGTAAAACTCATCACTGAGACATTGCGGGAGTTATATAACGAAAAAGGAGGCGAGGATACGGTAACCCTGGCAAGTAAAGAGATATGCAGCAGACTGACATTACTGGCAAAGGCAAATGATCTGATAGATGAAAACGATGAACATTATCTAACCACAAGAAGTCTGGGATGGAAACTTAAGCACATGCGACTCAAGAAACCAGACAAAAGGAGCGGAAAGGCGCGGGAATGGATAATTGATCAAATAACTCTACAACGTCTTGAGAGACCTTTTAACCTCATAAACCAAACGTCACAAACGTCACAAAACGTCACAACGTCACAAAATAATGACGTTTCTCTCGAAAATGACGTTAATGACGTTAATGACGTTTTATCTGAGGGTGGTGTGGAAGGTAATGCAGCTCAGATGGAGGTTACCCTGTGAACACCGCTCGAGACATTATCAATTATGCAGAGACTCACAACATTCAGCTATCCAGTAGAGACGGTCAATTGGTTCTGAATGCACAAAAGGAAGTGTTAACGGATGCATTCTTGGAGTCAACCAAACAGCATAAATTCGAGATATTGGAAGCACTAACCAAAAAGGATCGCTGGAATCCGGAACTAGCCGCTGATGGTTATGTCTGGTGCCAGGATTGTCAGCATTTCAATGGAGTTAATTGTGATCATACTGATAATCCATTCCGTACAGTTACAAAATGCAAACAAGCACCAAGAAAGTGCCAGTGGTATAAATCAAAGCTATGACCAGACCATGTTAACTTATTAATCACCAACCATGTATACACAACGCAGGAGAAGATCTATGAACTTTGAAAACTCTGAAACTGTCATCGCAAGTGCAATGACGGAACCACTAATCGTAAATGATGATGACAGGAAGACTATGGAATGGATCTATGGAAATTCAAAAGAATCCAATTATTACACAGTGCAACTGTCTGATTGTGACATTCATTATTTGCTTGAGCACCTACTTCTTAATTTGATGAATTTAATGACTGGTAGAAATACGCTAGGAGGTGCATGGCCTGATACCGATGGAGAAGAACAACTTCAAAATTGGCGATTAATTAATCTCATATATATTAAATCCGGAGTCTATACAAAGGATGAAGTGAGAGAAACATTCCTGGAGATTTGTGAAGTTCACGACGTTGAAAATGACCCTGATATATTGGGATTGTTCGATCGTTATATCGTATCGGACAAGGTAATAGATTTGTAAATGAATCGAAAGTCGCGTTAGCGATATTAATGAGAGGGTACAATGAAAAAGACCATACGAAAATCAGAGAAGACAAAGCCTGCATCAAAGTCAACTGGAAAACATCCCGGTGGCAGACCAACCAAATACAGTAATGACACGTTAATCGAAGCAAGAGACTATCTAAATGACTATGAAAAACACGGAGATCAAATACCGTCCATCGCAGGCTTGGCAGTCATATTAGGGATCAGAAGGGAAACGCTACACGTATGGGCGAAAGAGGAAGGTAAGGAGGAGTTTTCTAACATATTAGGCGCCATACTCGCAAAACAGGAGAACGTTCTAATAAATAAAGGGCTTACTGGCGATTTTAATTCAGCCATCAGTAAACTGGTTCTCGGCAAGCATGGTTATCACGAAAAGGTAGACAGCACATTAAGCGGCGGCGATAAACCGATAACGCTAACAGCAGTGGAGAGAGTGATTGTCCGTCCTGCAAATTCCGACCGCTGAGGTATTTGTCCCGCTATTACAGCCAGGTCGATACAAAGGAGCACACGGCGGAAGAGGCAGCGGCAAGAGCCATTTCTTCGCGGAAATGCTTATAGATGATGCAATGCGTAACCACGGGCTAAGAGCAGTCTGTATCCGCGAAGTACAAAAGTCACTCAGGGAATCCGCCAAGCGTCTGATCGAGGACAAAATTATAAGTCTCAATGTGTCCCAGTATTTCGAGGTACAGAAAGAGCAGATTAAGACACCTGGCGATGGTGTTATTATCTTCCAGGGTATGCAAGACCACACCAGCGAGAGTATTAAGTCACTGGAAGGTTTTGATCGAGCATGGTGTGAAGAGTCTCAAACAATATCGAGTCGCTCGCTGCAGTTATTACGACCGACAATCCGCAGAGATAATTCTGAATTGTGGTTTAGCTGGAATCCTCGGCGCGAGGTTGATCCGGTCGATCAAATGCTCAGGGTGAATATGCCGACTAATTCAGTTGTAGTTAATTCGAATTGGTCAGACAACCCATGGTTTCCTGATGTGCTGAAACAGGAGCGTTTGGATTGTTTGTACAACGATCCAGATCAGTATGATCATATATGGGAAGGCGGGTACGTTACGGTAGCGGATGGTGCCTATTACGCCCGACATTTAGCCGATGCAAGAAGCGAGAAACGAATAGGCCGTATCCCTCGGGATCCGCTGATGACTGTCAGACTATTCTGCGACATAGGCGGGACGGGTACTTTTTCCGATGCTTTTACAATCTGGGCCGCTCAGTTCGTCGGGCATGAAATCAGAGTGTTGAATTATTACGAAGCGGTAGGCCAGTCTGTAGACGCGCATTTGTATTGGATGCAGGAAAACAAATACCTGCCGGGCAATTCTAATATATGGTTGCCACATGACGGTCGGACTGGCGACCGTGTATTTGACGTTAGTTATGAAAGTGTGCTCAGGCAGGCCGGATATAACGTCACAGTAGTAGACAACAAAGGCAAGGGCGCTGCCATGGCGCGTGTAGTAGCGGCGCGCAAATTGTTCCCATCAATTTATTTCAACGAGGCTACCTGCAAGGGTGGCCTGGATGCGCTCGGCTGGTATCACGAAAAGAAAGATGAGAATCGGAATATCGGACTGGGCCCAGAACATGACTGGTCAAGTCACGGCGCAGATTCATTTGGACTGATGTGCTCTGTTTATTATCCACCAGAACGAGAACACCACAGATCGGACTTAGTGCCGGAAGAAACAGCAGATTATTAGTAGGATTACCGAAATGTGATATCAATGTATGTCCGCTTTCGCTGTATTCTGTTGAAAAACTCGATAATTTAAAGATGCTAATTTCTTTCAAGAGTAATTCACATTGAAAGTGCCTTACATTTATCATGCGTAGCCACACCAGAGGATCCTGATCGAGATTTTAAGTGTTTTATATATCCCCTCATATCTAATAGAAATTAAAT